AGGAAGTTAACACTGGTTTCCTGTTTACTCCTGATCGTGTTGAAAATAATCGCGTTAGACTTTATGGTATGAACGAGCATTTCAGCAAGGAACCTCGTTCGTTTGCTCTTGTTGGGTGTGTTGAAAACAAGAAGTTTATTCCTGAGTCGTTGTCTTACAACTACAAGCTGAACGAACAGCTTATCAAGGGGCGCGTTTGTAGAAAATAATTTGAGGAGGGATGTTACATGGATTCCAATTATGGATTTCTCATTAATCCTCAAGACTTGATGATACAACGTCACTATTTTCAGGAAATGGCTGAAGCAATTGGAGTAAAGGTTTTACATAGAGCTCCAAGACCTGGTAAATCATATACAAATTATGGTGAGATTGATACAAACTATTTTGAGCCAGAACTAGTTGCTTGTATATTTGATGAACATCCAAATCCACGTACAATGAAGAAACTTGGGTGGGATTCTGAGCTTGAAACACAAGCGTCGATTATATCTGTTCCTTATGATTTACGTGGGCTGCAACAAGGTTCATTGTTTATCGTACCCAGTGCGTATGATAAAACCAAAGCTCGAATTTTTCGAGTTTCACAAATTACATCAATTATGATTGCACCTTGTTCTCTAACTTGTCAGTTAGTTCCCGAATTTGAAAACACATTCAGTAATAACAGCTTCCAACATCGACACGATAGTTTTAATTTGTTGAATCGAGAAGAAGATGAGGATTGAAATCAATAATCCAAATGATGTACTTGATCTTGATTTTGGAAAATGGCTTTGTAAAAGAGTTTCGATGCTAATTCGATATAAAATGAATCGGCAAAAAATAAACATGTGGTCGGATTATTTAACTGAAACAAAAATCTTTGAACCAACGTATTCAGATAAAATTTTTGCTGATAAATTTATTTTACAAGCTGCAAATAGTTTAATTTGTAAAAGCTTTCCATCGTTGTTATGTATCGAGATAGATAACAAAAAATATGCTGAAGGATTGAATCAAGTTAAATTGATTGATGTAGTTAAATTGATAACATTTGGAAATCAAGAAAAACAAGGATACTCGTTAATTAAAGCTGTATTTGAGGAAGTTGCTGAAAATATAAATGAGTATGTTAACAAATATACAGATGGGGTAGAAACATGGCTGTAAGGTTTTACGATGAAGCTCTTGTAGCAAAATTGAAAAAATGGACACAAGATACTGATGTTACGTTGCTTGGAGTAAATGAAACAAAACGTAGATTCGAAGTCCTTGCAGATAAAAATAATGATCAACCCATCAAGTTGCCGTTAATTACGTTGTCTCGTAATGGTGGATACACAATTTTATCAAAAAATAAAAAACCATTATCATACGATGGTAACACATTTGTAAGATCAAATGAACGAAGCGCATTGTTAAACGGTATTCCGATTAGTATTCAGTATCAAATTGACATCTACACAAGATATCTTGAGGAAGCAGATGAATATGCACGGAATATTGTATTTAATATTGTAAACTACCCAAAGCTCAATATTGAAATTCCATATGAGGATCTTGGGCTAACACACGACGCAAATATAATGTTAAATTCAGATGTGGATGATAATTCAGACATTCCTGAACGATTAATTCCAGGTCAATTTACACGTCTTACAATTGGAATTGTTATTGATGACGCATATTTGTTTGATGTACATGTTAAGAAAAACTTGTCAATTGTTGAGGGACAGTTACAAATTGCTCATCCTCCAAAGATTGATACAGAGATGCTATTTACGAAATAATTTAATTGTTAGGAGAAATAAATATGAGTAATGTTAAAATTACTGTTCAGGAGCGTCAGGAAGTAAATCCTCGCGGTTCTGCAGCAAGTAGTGACATTGTGTATATTCCTGGACTTGCAACCACGGGTCCGATTGGTGTTCCTACGTTGTGCCAAACATATGATGAGTTTACCTCAACATTTGGATCAGAGCCTTACAAACTTGTAGATGCAGATATTGACGGATTTGCAAAAGCTGATAGATGTGGATTAAAAGCGGGCAATTTCGACCGCGGTTATATCATGGCGGCTGAGTTACTCAATGCAGGACTTCAGGTAATGTTTGAGAGAGTTGATCAGGATGTTGCTTCTGATTCAAAACCTGTTGCTTCTATTGCAACAACAGATGAAGTTGATAGAATGAGCGCACTCGAAAATAATGTGTATCAATACACCACCTGTAAGGAAAAGGAATCTGAAAAATTTGTGTTCAAATTCATTCTTCGTGCGTCCGCTCTTGCACAAGAGGGTGGAGATGTGACTGACACTGTTAGCGTTGGTGTACGTATGGTGGAAGAACTTGAAAATGTTAAGGTTACTCTTGGAACGATTACATTTACAAAAACAACAGGTGTTACAGTTGACGGAAACAAGATTATGCTTGCAGGAGTTCATGCTCACACGCTTGATTATCTTGTTTTCAATGCTGAGGTGAATGTTGCTGTAACAAATCCCGAGGAAGGTAAGATTGTTAAATTTGCTGTTGTTGGTGTTGAGGGTGAAAGCGCAGATGCTCCTGTTGTTGAAACAAGCAAGTTGAATTATCTGTATGAGCAATTTGTAACGCTGTTTAATAAACTGGAAGATAAGGGTCAGTACTCTGTTAAATATATCACTAGTGGTGGTTATCCTACATATTTTGTTGGAGATGAACAGCTTGCAAAAAATATGATGGGTGTAGCAAGTGCTCGTGGAGATGCAATTGCAATTATTGATCACGAATATGACACTTCCCGTTCATTGAACTACAAGGATTCAAATTCAATCTACTATGCAGTTAATAATACGTTCAAATCTGAAGCAGATGCAACATATGCCGCAATGTTTACTCCTTATGGCAGATACACACTAACACGTATTGCTCTAAAGGTTGAGAAGGATGAAGACAAGAAGCCAATCCTTCCCGCTTCCTTCGGCTACTTGAAGAGTCTTGCAACAGCAATTAAGACCAGCCCGAACTGGTTAGCAATGGCAGGTGTTAGCCGTGGTCAAGTTTCAGGTTACACTCCAATTGATGGGGATCCGATCATTACAAATGTTATTGCCGAAAATTATCAGCCGAAACAAGCAGATGATGCAGGTCTTAACATGATTGGAATCAATGCTATTACCAATATTAGACCTTATGGTCAGTGCATCTGGGGCAACAGAACTCTGTACAAGACTCCTTTGCGTGGTGGTGAGCCCTTAAATTTCCTGAACACAAGAAATATGATCAGTGACATCAAGAAGCTGGCTTACACGACCGCAAAGGAACTGATGTTTGAACAGAACTCTGATACGTTGTGGCTGAAGTTTAAGTCAGGAGTTAGTCCGCTGCTTGAACAGCTTCGTAGCGGTAATGGAATCAGCGATTACAAGTTGATCAAGGGCACTACACATTATGGAACTGATGGTAACGGATCTGAACTTGCACGTAATGAGCTTGCAGCAGTTATCAGAATTTATCCGATGTATGCAGTAGAGTACTTCGAGATCACAGTTGTTGTGACAGACGAAGACGTTGCTGTTGAGTAATAATATTGGAGGATTATAAAAATGCCGATTTACTTACAAAATACTGAAAAGGAATCAACCCTCAATTCTGCATTGTCAGACAAGGTTGGAACCAGTACATATTACTTGACGGACGATCCTACACATTATGAAATTCAGCGTAATAACAACTTCGTATTTTATGTGACTGGATTGAACGCAAAATTGAGCATTGTTCAGAATAATTATGCTCAGAAAAATGCTGAAGATGTGTTGAAGGTGTCTGTTGCTTCTTCCAGCGTTCCTCATTTCAAGCAGAGTGCAATTTCGTTGAAGCGGGGTAACAGCACAATGAAGTTCGCGGGCGCTCCTGAGTTTGATAGTCACACACTCAAACTTGATGATTTCATTGGAGCTGGTACTAGTGACGTGCTAAATGCTTGGCAGCAGCTTTCCTATAATGTTCGTACTGAGAAAGTGGGGCTTGCTTCAGATTACAAGATTGACGCGTATCTGCTTGAGTACACACCTGATTATCAGCTTGTTAGAACAATTAAAATGATGGGTTGTTGGGTTAGTGGTATCTCCGAGGATGACTTTGATCATAACTCAAATGATAAGCATAGCATGACTGCTACAATTGAGTTTGATAAGGCCTGGATCGATACTTCTGATATCTGATAAAACATAAAGACGAGGCAGGCAGGATAATCAAGTTTTGCCTGCCTCATATTTTATAATGAGAGGAACAATCAATGATTTTAACAGAAAAATTTGAAGTTCATAAATCATTGAATCCAAAATTGTGGACAAGCGATAATAAACTTCAAAATGAAGTAAAATTGAAGTTGCTTGAAATTGTTCAGCAGTTTGTTGATAATTGTGAAATTCCGTTAAATGTTTCGGATGTTCATCTTGTAGGAAGTAATGCCTCATATAATTACACCGCTGAATCAGATCTTGATGTTCATATTATTTCCAATTTTGGATTGATTGATGCTCCAAAAGAAATTCTTCAAGCTGCTTATAACGCATTAAAAACTAAGTTTAATAACGATTATGATATTTCTGTTCATGGAGTTCCGATTGAGTTATATGTTGAGGATATAAATTCTACAACATTGTCCAATGGTGTTTATTCCATGATTGAGGATAAATGGATTAAATTTCCAAAGCCCATTACATCTATTCCACAGTTTGATTTAACGGATCGAATCAACGAATTAAATGATGAAGCTGATTTTGCAATTAAATCAAATAACTCGGACAATATTGAAAATTTGATTAACAAGCTATATTTAATTCGTAAAAATTCACTTGATGTTGACGGAGAATATGGAGAAGGAAATCAGTTATTCAAAGAGCTTCGTGCTGAAGGAACTCTTGATAAACTGAAAACAGCATATAAAACAGCAAGATCAGGTGAATTAACTCTTGAGAAATATTTACGTGAAGACTCTCGAGTTAGCTTGATTTCAAAATCAAAACGTAGCCAAAAAGGTTTTGAGCGATTCAAGAAACGTGTTAAATCAAGAGTTG